GCTCACGGCTATATCGACCAAGTTCGTGAAATCATGGTTTACGAGGCATATATCAGAATTGACCCCGATGCTACGGGTGAGGCTACGCTTCATAAAGTGGTCAAAGCTGGTAACCAGATACTGGAGATGGAAAAGGTCGATAGACGCCCGTTTATCACTTTCACACCATTACCAACGCCCCACAGCTTTTACGGTGCGAACTTCGCAAGCAAGCTGATAGCGACACAGAACGCCAAAACCGTTCTGACACGGTCAATTCTTGACCATGCGGTCGTTGCGAACAATCCAAAATACATGATTGTCAAAGGTGGCTTAACTAACGCCAGAGAGCTAATTTCGAACAAAGTCGGGGGCATCGTGAACGTGACCCGCCCTGATGCGGTGATGCCGATGCCGCAAGCACCGCTGAACCCCTTCATTTTCCAAACCATCAACTTGCTTGATGACGAAAAAGAAGAAACATCCTCAGTTAGCTCACTCAGCACTGGGATGAACAAGGATGCCATAAGCAAACAAAATTCAGCTGCCATGGTTGAGCAACTTGCCACCATGAGCCAGCAACGAGCCAAAATCATATCTCGAAATTTCGCTATGCAGTTTCTGAAGCCGTTATATCACGAAGCCTACAGACTAGTAGTTGAAAACGAGCAGTACGAAAAGGTCGTTGATATAGCAGGGGGCTTTGTTGAAATTGACCCACGCTCTTGGAAAGAAAAGCGTGACGTTATGGTCGAGATGAAGCTTGGCTATGGCGAACAGGAGCGTGAAGCACAGAAGTATCTAGCCCTTCACACCCTTATGTCACAAGACCCAACGCTCCAGCCGCTATACGGCATGGAAAACAAATACAACATGATGAAGCAAATTCTGGAGCAGCAGGGCATTCTCAACGTGAATGAATACCTGACAAGCCCAGAGCAATTACCACCCCCACAGCCTGACCCAGCAGCACAGATGCAAGCGCAAATGGCTCAGAAGCAAATGGAGCTTCAGGAGCGTCAAACAGCCGTTGCTGAACAGAAAGTGGCGACACAGGCGCAACAAGCAGCCAGCAAGATGGAACTTGATGCAGCCAAAGCACAATCTCAATTTGCACTCCAGTCAGACCAGCAAGACTTACGTGAAGCAGAATTTGCTCACAAGCAGAAGGTCGATGAAGGCGAATTGGAACTGCTGAAAACCACAGAGGACAGACGAGGTATCGTCAGTCCGACTGGTTAATAAACAACTTTAAGGAGAGAATTCTATGCAAGACGAAGATGCCTTGTATGACCAAGGTAATCAGGCTGAAGAGTTATTGAAAAACAACACGTTCAATAGCATCGTGAACAGTCTAGTAGAAGAGGCATTCCAGGGATTTGTTAACTCGAAACCTGAAGAAGCCGAGCAAAGAGAACAGTCTTACTTTCACTACAGAGGTCTTGTCGGAGTTGTCCATACGCTAAAGCAGCGTGTGGCAATTCGTGACGAAATTCTGACCAAGCGTGAAGCTGAGACCAACGATAACAGTGGAGAATAGCACCATGGATAACGTGCAAACATCTCAAGAACAGAGGCCGCAAGCGTTAGATGTTAACGAAGCGGCTGACGCCCTTTTGAAGCGATGGGAAGACGCTGATGACCAGCCATCAGAACAAGCTACGGAAGAGGCTACTGCTCAGGACAATGACGAGACTAAAGATGTCCAAGAGCAGGAAGATGAGGCGATTGAAGAAGTCGAACTAGATGATGAAGATGAAGAGGTAGACCCTGACGAAGAAGAGGAAGAAACCGAAGACCAAGAAGAAGATGATGAAGAGGAAACTGTCGAAGTTGACGATGACACTCTCATTGAAATCTCAGTCGAAGGCGAAACCAAACAGGCATCTATCAAAGATTTGAAGCGTCTTTACGGGCAAGAAGCAAGCCTTACCAGAAAGTCTCAAGAAGTAGCAGCTCAACGCAAAGAGGCTGAAGACAATATCGGCAAAACCGATGCTATCCTGCAGCGCATGGTGCAGAAGGCTGAAGAACGCTACCAACCATATTCAGAAGTTGACATGATTTTAGCTTCGAAGAATTTGGATGACGCTGACTTCACGCAGCTGCGCAAAGAAGCTCAGGACGCATACAATGACCTGAAATTTATCAAAGAAGAAGCAAACCAGTTCTATGACGGGTTAAAGCACCAGCAACAAGCAAAGATGCAAGATGCAGCCAAAGAGGCTGTAAAAGTTCTGGAGCAAGACATACCTGAATGGAACAACCAGCTTTATGACGATATCAGGTCATATGCTATCGGGCTTGGACTGCCCGAAGAACAAGTCAACAACTACGTAGACCCTGTGGTTATCAAGGTGCTTAACAAGGCTCGTCTTTACGACCAAGCCAAGCAAGTCACCACCACAAAGAAAAAGCGTGTCGCCAAGAAGGTACTTAAATCTAATAAGTCACCGGCGAATAACAAGCAGCTGAAAGCCAAGCGCATCCAAGATGCAGAGGCAAAGCTGGCGCAGTCTGCAGGGAACGACATAGACGATATTGCCGAGGTACTTTTGAAGCGTTGGGAAACATAAACCCAATAGCCAAAAAGGAATACTAACCACATGGCAAATGAATTTTCCACCTACGACCAAGTAGGTAAAGCAGAGGACGTAAGCTCGATTATCACTTCGATTACGCCCACAGACACCCCTTTTACTTCCCTTATCAAATCCGAAAAAGTGAATGCTCGTGTATTTGAATGGATGGAAGATGCGCTTCCAAATGCCGCCGATAATAAGGCAGTTGAGGGTGCAGATTTTGTGAACGTAGCTCGTTCACCAACAACCTTACGCACTAACAACACTCAGATACTTTCTGATGTATTCGAGGTGACAGCCACGGCAGATTCTATACGGCTGCATGGAAGAGCAAAAGAAACGGCCCATCAGCTGTCGAAAGCCCTAAAATCCATCAAGCGTGACCTAGAATTTGCATACGTTGGACAGGACAATACCAAGGTAACTGGTGACGCCTCAACAGCTCGTGAGATGGATAGCGTTATGCCGCAAATCTCAACGACTGTGGATGCTGGTGCAAACGCTACCGACCCACTTACAGAGGCAAAGCTTCTGGAGCTGGGTGAGGATTGTTACAACAATGGTTCAGACCCGAATGTTTTCATGATTGCCCCAAAAGACGCACAGATTGTTGCGGGCTTTACAGCCGCTTCTGGACGTAGCCGTGAAATCAATGATGGCAATAAGACCTTGGTCAATGCGATTGACCTGTACGTTAACTGAGGACAACTGGCGTACATTAAACTCTGTGAACTCAGGGAACACCCAAACAGTTTAGCTGTGGGCAATCCTGAGCCAAGCCCTGAAAAGGGAAGGTGCAACGACTATCCTATATGGAGTACATCTCAAGCGAGGTGGAAGCGCAGAGCATTGCGAACAGCGATGATGATATAGTCTCATCTCATAGGAAACTATGAGCAGCCTCAAAGGCGGTTTCAGTTTAGCGAACTGAAGCGAAGTAATTGCAGTCCATACGGTGAATACCGTGTCATTTTGAACCGTCACCTTTTAAGCACCCATGCGTTGCTTATTGACCCAACCATGTTCCGCTCATGCGTACTGCGTCCGTTCACACGTACACTTCTCGCAAAGCTGCAAGATGGCGACCGTCATGCAATCGTGGGCGAATACTCACTTAAGCATATGTCGTATTCAGACTCAGGTATGATTACTGGCCTAAGCTAAACAGTTAGAGGGCGAGGGGTGCGAATTTGCTCTCCTTGTCGCGCCTCTCGTCTCTCTTAACACCCCACATAAAAACACCAATAGGAGAACTCATGTCAAAACGTGACACGAACCTTATCGGCATCAATACCGATTTCGTTGAAGAAGATGACGAAACACTAACCCGAAAACACACGCAGCACATACCTCAATGGTATCTGGATGGCCTCAAGCAAGAGCGAGATGCCAGCCGTGGTCAGCGCGAAGGTGATTTCATGCGTGTGGCCTCAATTCCGACTGTTGTGGTCGAGAAGTGGCAACGTGAAGGCTTCGACATAATGGCAGATAGAAACATCACTGGCGCAGAGATTGTTGCCAGATTGAAGGCTGAAAACTTGGACGGCTTTTTAACAACAGACAAAACCATTTAGGAGAACGATATGACCCTATGCAAATCATGCAAAACCAAAGCTAAGTGCAGGAAAGCTGGCAAGTGCCTGAAGAAAACCAAGGGAACTTACTAATGGGTAACGGTCTCTATGCAAACATCCACAAGAAACGAAAGCGAATTGCTGCTGGTTCGGGCGAAAAGATGCGGTCGGCTGGCGACAAAGGTGCGCCTACGGCAACTAACTTTCGCAAGGCTGCAGCGACAGCGAAACCAAAGAAAAAGAAAACGGGCAGGGCTTAAATTATGAATTACGGCGATATTAAAAGTCATTTCGAGGCACTACTGAACCGCTCAGATATTACACCAGCCCTTACAACAACATTCATCGACCAATCTATCGCCCGTATTCAGCGTCAACTGCGAACACCGTTGAACGAAAGTGTGACAACAATTTCGATAAACTCAGCTACATCGCAAATCACTTTACCAACTGATTTCTTGGAAATTATTAGCCTGTATTACAACGATACTGAGCTGCAACGGATACCGATGGGGAAAATGAGACCTTATCAGGCAAACGCATTTCAAGGCACACCCAAGTATTTCACACGCCAGCAACAGAACCTTCTGATACATCCCCAACCATCTTCTGGAAGTCTGGTTCTTTATTATTACAGTGAATTTGCACCAATGACTACAGATAGCGATGAGAACACTCTGGCAGCTGTTGCCCCAGATTTAATAACTTATGGGGCATTGGCCTACTCTGCCGACTTTTATCTAGATGAACGTGCTGCAGTCTTTGAAAACAAGTTCAATCAGTTCCTCATGGAAATCCAAGAACAAGCCAATGACCAAGAACTTAACGGCGGTACTCAGGTGCTACAGCCAGCCTACACCTACGCCGACTAAAGAGGACAACAGACATGGCAGCTTCGACTAGCTTCTTCAAGAACACTGGTACAACCACACAAATCCAACAAACAGCATTGGCATCAGCTGAAGCTGCCGCTGAAAGCGCAGCTGCTGCTTTAGTAAGCGAAAACGCGGCGGCAGATGACCTCGCGCTGACTAACGCTGATGTGGTGTTAACAAACGCCGATGTGGTTACGACAGGCGGTCACGTTACCTCTGCGCTTGGTCATGCAAACACGGCCTTGATACACAAACTAGACGCACAGAAGCTAGCTACAAGTCTCGAGGACAGTCAGTTCACACTGAACGATGGCGTGACAACTGGTTATTCGGCATTGCACCATGCAGCAAAAGCAGCTGCATCTAGTTCAACAGCCCAAGGCCATTCCAACGATGCTTCTGGTCATTCGACTGATGCCTCAAACGCGAAAGACGATGCAAGTAAACTAGCGATTACGGCTGAAGACAGCCAGTACACACTGAGCGATGGTACGACACAAGGCTACTCAGCGTTACATTACGCAGCAAAAGCGAGTGCTTCAGTAGGCTTGGCTACAACTGCACAAACAGGTGCAGAGACTGCCTTAGATAACTTCACAGACCAATATTTAGGGTCGAAAGACACCTCTGGCGGTGAACCTACAACCGACAACGATGGTGACGCATTGGTCAACGGAACGCTGTTCTGGGACGACACAAACGGCATCATGAAGGTTTGGAACGGAACAGCATGGGTTGCAGCTTACGCCTCCTCTGGCGGTGCGTTGGTTGCTGTTAATAACCTAAGTGACCTCAGTGACGCTGGGTTGTCTCGCACCAATCTTGGGCTTGGAACAGTAGCCACCTTGGACACAGGTACGGCGGCTGGTGATGCAATCGTCCTCGATGGTTCAGCAAGACTTCCGGCGGTTGATGGTAGTCAGTTGACTGGCTTACCAGCAGGGTACACAGGTTGGACTGTCTCAGACGGTACTAACTCAGAGAATATAGCAAGCACCGACACAGTGTCTTTTGTTGGCTCTGGTGCAACAAGCGTTAGTTATGACACAGGCACAAACACTCTGACGGTTTCAAGTACCGATAATGATACGACCTACACAGCAGCCACCACATCTGCTGAAGGTTTGATGTCGGCAGCAGATAAGACAAAGCTGGACGGTGTAGAGGAATTAGCAGATGTCACTGACACAGCAAATGTAACAGCCGCTGGCGCAGCTATGCTGACTGGTGCGACCTTTAGTGGTGCAGTTACAGCTACCAGTTTCTCAGGTGATGGCTCAAGTCTTACAAATCTACCAGCAGCCGGAATCGGCAATGTAGTAGAAGACGTAACACCAGAATTAGGCGGAAACCTGTCGCTCAACTCTCAAGATATTACTGGCACTGGCAACGTGAATATCACTGGAACTGTCACAGCATCAGGTGGGTTCTCTGGTAATGCCTCAACCGCAACGCAGTTAGCAAACACTCGAACCATCAATGGTGTTGGCTTCAACGGCACTACAAACATATCCATCCCAACAGGTGTAACCACAGGTAAAGCCATCGCTATGGCAATCGTCTTCGGATAAGGAAATATAGAAAATGGCAGAACCAAATATCGTCAACGTAACCAGTATTTACGGAAAAACTAACGGCTTAAACGTGTCAAGTGGGGCAAGCACTTTGCTGTTAGGCAGTAACACTAACCATGTGCGAAAGATAAACTCAATCTACGTTTCAAACACAAGTGCGACAACAACTTCGGTAAATGTCAATACGGAGCGTGGTGGCGTAAGCTACTATTTAGCTTATGAAATAGACATTCCACCTAAAACGACCCTTGTCGTTACAGATAACAAAGCGTCTTTTTATCTAACAGAAACTGACTCGCTTAAAGCGCAAGTTTTAACCAGTGGAAACTCTATTTCAACTCTGGTGAGTTATGATGAAATTGATGACGCTTAAACGTAGGAGTTAATCACAATGGCAGACAGAGCAGTCGGAAGTTTCCTTGGGCAACGAAACTCAACCGTAACTTCGCCCGCATCTGGTATCTACAATCTGGGTGCTACTGCAAACGCTGAAGGAAACTGGCCTGATAATGGGGTTTCAGAAGTCTTTGACCCTTACCTTGTCACGACAATCACAGGTAGCACTGCCTTTAATGCGTGGACTGGTTACAGTGGAAGTCATCCAACTATAGCGTCAAAAACTGGTCATCTCTTGTTTATCCAAGCATCAAAAGACTTCTACACTGATTGTCAGCTAGACAAGATTACTGTTGACGGTACGAACATCTGGACAACTGACTCTGACAGTACAGGTTGGAAAAACTCAGCCGACTACTTTGGTGCGGGAACTTCGTCAAACCATGCGAATTGGAGTGATAGATATTTAAGTGCATACAAGGCTCAGATTTCCTCAGACAAATACCAAATGATGTCCCATCTTTCTAGTCTGTCTTATTTGAATCTAGTAACTTCAACTTTGACTGGACATGGTAATTGGTGGGTTGACACTGGTGGTACACCTTCAAGCGGTACTGGTTCAACTTGGGACGCTGATGCTATTTCCCCAGGTTACTACATTTACTTTGAGGCATCAGGTACGCAGACACAGGCAGCACTGCTGAAGTCACCACAAATCACGCTTGATAGCAGTCCAAACATTAGTTTTTCATACAGCCGATACGGAACAGGTTTTGCCTTTGTCCAGCTAGAAGTTTGGTTCGTACCCTCTTACTAATACTAAAGGAATAAGAAGATATGCAGTGTCATAATTGTCAAAATGAATTGACCCAAACTGAAGAGTACCCAATCGAAGACTTGCGGTACGTTGAGCGAGGTTTCGGGAGTGTCGCACTATTTGTC